GACGATACAGTTTCGTAAATTCCTAGCATCGCCGTGGAATGGGATGGGATATGCGGCATGTGAAATGTATAATACAACTGGTGGCGGATATGGCGGCGTTGAGGCTTCGATTTATGGAGTGCATTTCCTGCGAAAAGCTTATGTAGCCGGTGTGTGGAGACCTTGGGAATGGGTTAATCCCCCCCTGGCCCTCGGCGTCGAATACCGCACCACGGAACGACTATATGGCAAACCTGTATATAAAAAAATGATAAATGTTGGTTATGTAGCCGTAGGAACTCAAACATATGAACATGGTATAGAGAATATGGACATACCTTACACCCTTGAGGTTATAAATGTTGGTGGTTGGTGTATTACCAACGCTTCAGGTAATAATCAATACTTTGATAGAACAAGTATTCAATTCACAACTGGAGCTAATCAAGGTTCAGTTTCATTTGTGATGAAATACACTAAAACGACAGATTAAGGAGGGATGAGCTATGAAACGAATTAAATACAAATATGTGTATGCCAAAATCAATCACGGCACAGAAGAACAGCCTGACATTGAATATGCTTTCGTCACTAAGCACATCCCCTATTCCGAAGAAAACCTTATCCGAGCCAAGGAAGAAGCCCACAACGGCGAGGTCGAGGTGGAGGAAGTGGAAGACCCTGAGACTCCCGAAACCCCCGACGATTCCGTCTGGGATGAGCTGGACGCGGCTTATCAGGAAGGAGTTGACAGTGTATGACAAGCAAAGAAAGAGTGCTGGAGCGTGAGAGACAGCGGGGCCGGGTTGCCGCCCAGGAGGTGCAGAGCAAGGCTGACGATATGACCGGAACGGAGTTGTATGCGGTGGATGACCGCATACCCCGTTTCGCTGCGGTATGGGCTAGGATGAACATGCTGAACAGACCTATCGGCTTTGTCTGCAAATCCACGGCGGGGCGTGTGGTACGCCTCCTCCAGCCCTACGATTCCGACATCTACACCCAGGAGCCGGAGGAGCTACCCTCCCAGTGGGGCTTTGTGTGGAGCACCGATCCGGCCAAGGCCCTGCCCTTCGTGGCCATTTCCACCAGTCCCTATCACATGAGCGCCTGCTGCTCCGAGAACGGCGTGGTCTACCGCTCCCTGCTGGACAACAACGTGTGGCCGCCCAGCGAATACCCCCAGGGATGGGAGGTGGCGGTATGACTGAGACGATCATCGTAGCCCTGATCTCTGGCGGGTTGACCCTTCTGGGCGTTTTGATCTCCAACAGCCGCGCCCAGGCTGTAACCGACACCAAACTGGAGGCGCTCACCCGGGAAGTCCGGGAACACAACAACTTCGCCCGCCGCGTCCCTCTGCTGGAGGAGCAGGTAGGCGCTCTGGAATCTCAGGTCAAAGAGCTCCAAGGATTACATAAGAGGCAGTAAAAAAGAAAAGAGAATCTTCTATGAACAACTGGAACGCATGGATCAAGGCGGCGGGTATCCGCGCCATCAAAACGGTGGCCCAGACCGCCATCGCCACCATCGGCACCACCGCCGTCATGTCGGAGGTCGATTGGGTGCTGGTGGGAAGCTCCGCCCTGCTGGCGGGCATCCTGTCCCTGCTCACCTCGGTCGCCGGGTTGCCCGAGCTGAAGGAGAAGTATTGATGGACGGCGCTATGGTGAAGGCCTACAGCAAGGCCCAGGACGGCAATAAGGCCCTGTCCGCCAACTTTAAGGTGCGGGAGTTTGCCAGCCAGGATGGCGCCGATCCGGTATTTATTTCGGACACGCTGGTGGGCATCCTTCAGGCCATCCGCAACCACTTCGGACAACCGGTGACCATCAACAGCGGTTACCGCACCGCCGCGCATAACAAGGCCGTGGGCGGCGCGGCCCGCTCCCAGCATCTCTACGGCACCGGCGCGGATATCGCCGTTGCCGGCGTTTCTCCCGCAGAAGTGGCCAACTACGCCGAGACCCTTCTCCCCGGCACCGGCGGCATCGGCCGGTATCAGGGCTTCACCCACATCGATGTAAGGCGAATCAAAAGCCGTTGGGTCGGCTGATCTGAGAAAGGAACATAACTTCATATGTCGAGCGCGAGAGTTAAACTTCCGCCAGGGCTGGATGACCTTTTGCGCTCAGATATGGAGACCTGCATCATCGAAGCTAACCTTGGGGATCGGGATACCGGAATCGCCAAACGGTATCTCCTCGACCAGTGGCCGCAGATCGAGATCGCGGCGGAGCTGGGCTGGACGCGAAACACGGTGTCCAGTCACGTTTTCCGCATCATCGCTAAAGTGGAGCAGACGGCCAAAAAGCTGAACTTGGCATAAATCGAGCATAAAACAGGCATAAACAGGATACAGGCTCCCCGGGATCAGTCCCAGGGAGCCTGTATTTTTTGTATCATAAAAGCAGATCAAGAGAAAGGAGTCCCTCACATGGCATTCAATTACAGTTATCCCGGCCAGCACCAATACCCGGCCAATTACGGAACATCCCAGCAGCCATCCATGCAGGCCGTTCAGAGCGGAGGATATCCCGGTCAGGGCATCTCCCCTATGAGTCGGCTTGTGAGCAACCGGGACGAGGCCAACGCCACCCAGGAGGCCCTTGACGCGTTGCGCGCCGAGATCGAAGCGCTGAAGAAGCCCACAGGAAAGGCAGGGAAAAAGAATGACCCCGATGAATAATCCCATTATGCAGCTCGTGCAGCTCATGCAGGCAGGCAAGGACCCGGGCGTGCTGATCCGCTCTCTGGCCCAGCGGGATCCCCGCGTGCAGCAGGTCATGCAGATGCTGGACGGGAAAACTCCCGCCCAAAAGGAGCAGCTCGTGCGAAATATGTGCGCAGAGCGCGGCACTACGGTTGAAGATTTGGCCCGGTCGATGGGCATCACGATCCCGAGCAGCCGATAGCGTCCCGCGCCCTCACAATAAAATCTCTTTTCAGTTCTCGGCGGCATCTTGATCAAAAGCCGCACCCCGACAGTGGGGCGCGCGACCCGCTGAATTTAACTGAAAAGAGGTTTTTCTATGTCTGATGACAACATGATCCTGGGCTATCTCATGGGCCAGGAAACGGGCAAGAGCAATGGTATGTTCGGCGGAGGCGGCATCTATGACCTGCTGGCCCTGGGCCTGGTGTTCGGCGATGGCTTCGGCGGCTTTGGCGGCGGCTTCGGCGGCGGCGGTGCCGGTCTCCAGGGCATCGCCACCCGCGCCGACATCAACGAGGGCTTTGCCCTGAACAACATCACCGGCGGCATCACCGCCATCCAGCAGGGCATCTGCGACAGCACCTATGCTCTGAACAACGCCGTGACTGGCGGCTTTAACGGCCTGTCCGCCCAGATGGCCCAGTGCTGCTGCGACAACCGGGCGGCCATTGCTGACGTGAAGTATGATCTCGCGTCTCAGTTCTGCGCTCTGGGCAACACCATCCAGAACACCACCCGCGATATCATCGACAATCAGAACGCGAACTATCGCGGCCTGATGGACTTCATGGTGAGCGAGAAGCTGGCCGGCAAGGATGCGCAGATTGCGGCCCTGACCAACCAGCTGAGCCAGGCCAATCAGAACGCCGTCATCGGCGCTCGCATCGACGCCGCCGTGGCCGAGGTCCTCCGCCGCACCGGCAACGACTGCCCCACCCCCGCCTACTGGGTGAATCCGCCCACTCCCGTCCAGGTGCCCTATGGTTGGGGTCAGCGCGGCGGCAGCTGCGGGGACTGCGGGTACTGAGGTACATTGGATAATATGACCTTCCCCGATCACGGGTGACAACATCGGGGCGGCGTCTGGATGGACGCCGCCCCTGACTTAGAAAGGAGAACGCTATGCCCTGCAAGTACAATGACCGGTGCGGGAAGCTGTGCCCGCACTTCGTGATCACCACGGCCGTGGCCTTTGCCGACGGCGCCCTGACACTCACCCTCCCCGATGACATCACATACTCTGACCGGCGGAAATACTGCATCGTCATCGGCCAGGCCATCCCCGCAGCCACTACCATCAACGCCCCTGTTGTCACCGTCATAGGTGCTGGCGCCACAGAGTTCCCTCTGCTGACCCGCTGCGGCGCGCCGGTGGTCGCCCAGCAGATCGGCACGCGGCGCAGGTATCCGGTGCTGGTCAACACAACCGCCGCCGGCGGCACCCTGCGGATCCTCTGTGATCTTCCCTACGTGGACGCCGCCACTCTGGCCGCCCTCAACGACGCGGAGGAAGGGGGCGCTGGCGTATGAATCCCGGTATGATGATGCTGATGCTCTCCAGAACGCGGGATGAGGGGGCACGCAGCTATGAATCCCGCGAAAGCCCCCGGATGGGCTATGGGGAGACGGGCGGCGGTTATGAGGTGGACAGCCGTTTCCGCGACCGCAATGGCCGGGAGCACTACGACAACGGCAGATTTGCCCCCATGAGAAACGTCTACGACGCTGACAGCATCTCCCATGAGCCCCAGTCCCGGAGACGCTACCAGACCAGAGGAGATGCCATGGAGATGCGTTACCCCTATCTCCCTCCTGTTTATGAACGGACAGAAGGGGGGGATATGCGCATGAATCAGATCGGTTTTGCTGCCGAAATGCCCAGCCACCGGCAGGAGCTGGCAGACGGGTATCGGGCGAACGCAGGATACCACTCTCCAGATGAAATGGCCTATATGTCCGGGGGCATGGAAAACGGCCATGGTGAGAGCCGTGCCATCCCTCCCTTCACGCGGGAGATGGCGGAGCAGTGGACGAGGAAGCTCCACAATGAGGACGGATCGACCGGCCCCCACTGGACCATGGAGCAGACGAATCAGGCCATGGCCCGCATCAACTGCAACTGTGACCAGGTGGAGTTCTGGGCCGTCATGAACGCCTTGTACAGCGACTACTCCAAAACCGCCAAAAAGCACAACGTGAACACCGTTGACTTTTACGCGGACATGGCGAAGGCGTGGCTGGAGGACTCCGACGCGGTCCATGGGAAGGCTTCGGCCTACTTCATGTACATCGTGAAGTAGCAAAGCGGGGAGGGCCAGTCGGCCCTCCCCGTTAGCATTCCCGTTAGCATTTGCTGTGATTTCTTTACGTTTTGATGGGTTTGGGGTTTCCGTCAAGGAAATATTTTTTCCGCGATGAGGGGGCTCTTACCCGTTGGAAACACAAGTAAAACCCCGAAACCGTTGCAGTTTCAGGGTTTTACATCTGGCGGAGTGGGAGGGATTCGAACTATCCGACCGGGACGAAAAATGGTTGCAGGCCAACAACTTCAAATCTAGTTAGCATTATCATTAGCATTTTCATCTTTTGCATCCCTCTTCGCTGCATAAAACTCCGACATGGCATCGGTGTATTTTGCCCGGTCGCTCTGAGCTACGTGAGTATAAATATTGCGCATTGTCTGACTGTCTGACCAGCCGCCCAGCTCCATGGTGATCTTCTCGGGCATTCCCAAATGGTAGGCCAGCGAGGCAAAGCTGTGACGCAGCCCGTGAACGCCCACCTCCGGGAGCCCCGCAGATTTGCAGACGCGGTTGATCTGCTTCCTCAGCGCGTCCGGGTGCCCCTTCACGACAAGGCCGGACTTGTCCTCGACGCGTTCCAGCGCCTTTTGCAGCTCATCCATTATGATGGGCACCACGCGGGTGGAACTGCGGTTTTTGTTTGCCTTTTTCTGGACAAACTTATTGGCCTCATTTGGGACGCTGGCGCCGCGCACATAGATACACTTCTTCGCCAAGTCTACATTATCCCAGGTCAGGGCGCATAGTTCCGACCTGCGGAGCGAGCAAAGGGCAAGCAGCGCGGGGATCTCTACAGCCGTTCCGGCCACCGCCCGGATAAACACGGGGATATCTTCCGGCTCCAGGAACGGGCGTTCGTTCGGCGGGATTTGGGGCAGCGTGAACTTGGGCGGCTGGATCCCATTCTCCCGGAGGGTGGCGGCCACGAGGCCCCAGGCGTTTTTTAAGGTCTTCGGCGAGCAAGTCGCGGCTTCCTCATTGCACATGGCTTTGTAGTCTATCTCCGAAAGCTTTGAATCCATATACGACTGGAAGCGGTGATCCCGGAGGATCTGATAGCCTCGGATCGACGCCGGAGAGAGGATGTTTTTCTTGTTCTTGATGTATGTGTCGATCGCCCCGCCGAGGGTCACCCCCTGCCCCTTCGCCTCCTCCCGTTTCCCGGCGATGTGCTCCGCCTTCACATACTGCGCGGCCCTGACGCACTCCTTTTCCGTGGAGGCGGTAACGGGGATGCTCTCACCGCCCAGGCGGAGCTGGATAAACCAGGTCCCGGAGGGCAGCCGTCTGGCCTTTGGGACTTTCACGATTCACACCCCCATAAATCGGACTTTGACGGGAAAATTTTCCCCACGTGGGGATTGACAGATGTAGAACGAATGTTCTATACTTGCGGTATGGGAATCAGATGCCCGCTTTCTTTGCCAACCGGTCGATGTAGTCGTCCTTCCGGTTGACCTGGGCCCGCATGTGGGCCACAAGCTCTTTATACTCCTGGATGTTCTCCTCATAGTCAGCCCGCATCCTTTGAAGCTCCCGTTCGTGGGCCGCGCGAAGCTCCTCGAAGTTCTGCCGGAGCGCGCTGATCTGCGCGGCCTTTTCCTGATTTGCATCCATATTGAGGCGCAATGCCTCCAGCGTCTCGGGCCGATCCTCATAGACGATCTCCTTCTCCGCGTCCAGCAGCATGGCGCAGGGCCACTTGGAATCGCCGCCGATCAGGACGTCCTCCAGCAGGCCCGCGGTGGTGCGGGAGATGTCTTTGCGCCGTCCGGCGAAAAAGTCGTCGATGGTGGACTTGGAGACTCCGGTGGTGTCGGCGAGCTGCTGGCGCGTGCCGCCCCATTTGGCGCACAGCCGCTTCATCCATTCCACATATCTCTCGTGGGACATGGCGGTGGTGCGCGGCCCGGAGCAGGCCACGGCGCGGCGGGAGCAATCGATACAGACGTCGAACGGGCCATCAGGGGAAAGTGCGTGTCCTTCGGGACAGATCGCTTTGGCGTCAAAGTGTTCCATAGTTCAGCCTCCCAATTTTTTCTTGCCGATCCCCAATCCGAAACCCGGGAGACAGTTTATCCCGCCCTGTCAAACGGATACCGTTCGGCATCAGTCAAGATTGAAATTCTTGTGTAAATGGAGTAGGCTGAGATTGGCCAAAAGGTCTATCACAGCCCTAGGCTTGCGCGGGGGCGTTCCTGTTTGGCGACACGGCGCCCCCGCGCTCTCCCCCAACCGGCAAGTCCGACAACGTCGTCGGATTTGGGATCCGTTGGGGTGCGAAGAAAGGAAAAGAAGATATGACGGCCCGTCCTATGACCATAACAGAAGACCAGATCACCCTGCTGGTGGACGCCATCGCCCGGGATATCTTCCGAGGCGCGCTGCGTGAGGCCGTCATGGAGCTGACCGAGGAGGAGTGCGGCAAGCTGCTGGAAGGGCTTGCTTTGCCGCGGGAATTGTGCTATGCTTGATGCGGCGCTGCCAGTATGCGGTAGGCGGTTGGCCCCCGGAAGGGGGCGCTTCTGCCCCCTGATCCTTGGAAAGGGGGGCTGTCCGATGGTTACATACTCCGATCTCATCCAGACGGGTATCCTGATCGTTGGCATTATCGGCCTCTTTTTTGCGGCCAATAAAAAGAAGTAACCGCCCCTCCAGCCATAGAGTGCGGTTACTTCTGTAACAGTATTCGGGGCTGACCGTCTGCCGGCAGCGCCCTTTTCTGTTTCCAGTATAACCGCCATATGGAGTTTTGTCAAGAGAGCCGTCAGATGCGGCTCTCTTTTAATTTTTCGATGCGGGTGAGGAGAATGGCCAGCTCCTCCTCGCTCAGGTCGTCGATGGCCCCCAGCAGCCGCCGCTTGTTGGGCCCGATCTCCGCCCCGGCGCTCCCCTGCGCGCCGGGCGCTTTTTCTTCCCCGGTGAGGAGGTACTCCACCGTGGTGTCCAGCGCCGCCGCGATTTGGGGAAGGTACTTCCGATAGGACTTTGTGCGTTTCGTTCTCCAAGTGCTTACAACATTCTCAGCCACACCAAGTTGTGCGGCAAATTCCTTCTGTTCAATTTTTTTCTTGTCGAGCAATTCAAACATTCGATCCACTGAATCCATATCGACACCTCGCAAATTGCACAAATATGAGTTTTTCATATTGTGCAAAAAGTCAAACTTCCGAAAATATGTTTTTTTGATATTGACAATATGAATTTTCCATACTATTATTTCCCCATGGGAAACAATTCAGTAGCATCGTTTGCAGGCGTCAAAGCCCAACGCGATTGCTTCGCTCAGGGGTACCTCTATCGGCCCGTCCATGTTGCTGCAGTCGGGATACACATGGTACTTCGTGCCGCCCTTCGTCGGAATCCAGACCATTTCCTCCCCCGGGATCCCCGGCCCCACCACCGGTATCGAGTGCGAAGGCTCCGGCCTCGGAGACGGCGAAGGGGTGGGCGTCGGTGTCGGCTCCGGGGACGGAGAAGGCGACGGAGACGGAGACGGCTCCGGGGACGGTGTTGGAGAAGGCTCCGGGGACGGTGAGGGCTCCGGCGACGGTGAGGGCTCCGGCGACGGTGAGGGCTCCGGCGACGGTGAGGGCTCCGGCGACGGTGAGGGCTCCGGCGACAGCGTCGGGGACGGAGACGGCAGCGACGATGGCTTGCCGGTTGTCTCTCGGTCCGGGAGCGTCCCCACGATCGGCTTGCTCTCCGGTGCCTCCGCCTGGGCGGCCTGGGAGGCCGACGGTGACTGTTCCGAATCATCCTTGTCCTTTATGACCACACAGCCTTGCACCAGTATTCCAATGCAAGCGATCATGGCCACAACGATTATGGCAGGCCCGCTGCCAAAGCTCTTCCTAAATCGAAATCCCATTTTATCATTCCTTTCGTGAGGAGGTGGACGGGGTGAAAAAGCATTGTCCTTATCCGCGCTGCCCATGGGTCATGCTGATCGTAGGCATCAACGCAGCAACCCTAATATGCCAATTAACACTGTTGATATTAGCGTTAGCAGGCCGATGGACGTCCCTATGATAAAGTGGATCAGCTCCTTGCGGCTCTGCTTCTTCGCGGCCCGAGCCGCCTCCGCTTCAAAGGAGAGCCGTGCCGTGCGCTCCTGATCCAAATCCCTGGCGATCTGCTTCAGCAGATCTGTCGTCTCAACCGCGGCCTCCTGCGCGGCCACCTCCCGCTGCCGCCTTTCGCGGCCGCCGTCAACCAGCGAGTTCATGCCTAAGTTGTTCATTTTATCTTTCCTTTCGTGAGGAGGTAACGAAATGAAGCTGACCTTTGAAGGCACCCCAGAGGAGCTCAGCTCTCTGGCCATTGCGTTCCTCCCGTGGCGGCCACGTCCGATGCCTGTTCGGCATGTCCCATAGAGAGCTGTTTGGCGACAAACGCGCAAACTGACCCATCATCATTTCACTGTATCATATTTCCCCACGGGAAACAAGCGTTTTGTTTGAGAAAGGACTGATCTCATGCCCAAGCTGAGACCCACCCCGCAGCAGCTGCGGGAGAGGGCCGTGATGAAGGCCCTGGCCCGGAGCCAGGTCGATCTGGATCTTCCCTTTGACAAGGACGTGGCCGGGCATATCGGGATCGAGCCGCGCTGTTACTGCTCCAGAAAGCAAAAGAAGTTCCAGGGCACCTCCCTGGAGGACTTTGCCGACATGGCCCGCCGCCTGCGCTTTACCGGTCAGGAGGTCTGCGAGATCATCGGCGTGCCCTACCTCACGGAAGGGAGGTGATCCGGTGGCGCAGAGGCTGAACATCAGGGCCGTCCGTGAGCGGCGCGGCCTGACCCAGCGGGAACTGGCGGATAAAGTTGGACTTGCGCCCTCCAGCATCTGCAAGTTTGAATCCGGTCTGAAATACCCGTCCATGACCACTCTGCTTCGGCTGGGCGTCGCGCTGGACGTGTCCGTATCGGAGTTTTTTGTCCCCGAGCCCCGGGGCCAAATTGCCCCAGAAATATTCTAACACGCAAAGGAGGAGAACACCATGTCAGAGCGATGCCAGAATATCTACAAAACCGCTCGTCGGGCGGCCGGTATCACCCAGGAGCAGGCCGCCGAACGGCTGGGTATCAGCGTGGAGAGCCTGCGGGCCTATGAGAACGGCTATCGGCTCCCGCCCTGTGGAGCGGTGGTGATGATGACCACCTGTTACAACGCGCAATATCTCGCCTACCAGCATCTCCAGCAGTCCAACGACCTCGCCGCGCTGTTGGTCCCGCCTCTGGAGCAGAGGAGCTTGATTGAGCTGGCCATCCGCATCTACAACCGGATGAACAGCTTCCAAGCCGGCGACGGGCTGGGGCGTCTGATGGCCATCGCGGAGGACGGGAGCATTTCAGAGGGCGAAAAGGCGGAGTTCGACGCCATCCTGTCCGATATCAAGGAGATCGTGCGCACTGGGCTGGAGCTGGATGTGTTTTTCGGCTCCGGGGATTGAGAGGGCGGAATAATGGACTTGCTGGCATGTTCCCAGTTCTCCTGCTCCCAGCGGAACGGGAATTTCTGCTGTGTATTCTGCCCGGATCCCTGCGAAAATCGCTGCCTGAATCACCCGGAACGGTGCGGGCTGGCCAAGACGGCCGAGCCCAGGAGAAGCCCATCGACCAGGCAAACCGCCCATAAGCTCTCTTCCGCCGAGGTAACGGAGCTTAAGCGGCTTTTGAGAAATGGAGAGTTCACCAACGGCCAGATCGCCAAAAAGTTCGGAGTTTCACCCGCTACCGTGACATGGCACAAGAAACGTCTGTAGCGCGATGAAATGGGGAGGAAGACTTTATGCCGGAGAGCGGCGGGTATTATGCAGTTATCCCGGCTGACGTTCGGTACGACGCCGGGTTGACCCCAAACGCAAAGCTCCTTTACGGGGAGCTGACTGCCCTCAGCGATAAGAAAGGCTACTGCTGGGCGACCAATGAGCACTTTGCCAGGCTCTACGGCCTCTCCATCTCCACGATCAGCCGGATCATGTCCCAGCTGGAAAAACGGGGTTACATCCGCTGCGAGATGGCGGCCACCGAGAAGGGCTCTGAGCGCCGCATCTATGCCGGGGCCTTTCTGGTCTCGACGGATGGGGGTCTGCGTAAAAATGACGATACCCCCCCAGGCAAAAATGCGCAGGGGGGTCTACGCAAAAATGCGAAGCAGAATAATACAGGTTTATCTGCACAAGAAGAAGCCCCCCCTAAAGCCCCCCCAGGGGGGCGGCGAGGCGATGAGCCGAGGGCCGGGCCGGAGTGGAAGCCAGAGCGTTTCGCCGGCTTCTGGTCCTTCTATCCGCGCGGCGAAGCCAAGCAGCGGGCAATCCGGGCATGGGACAAGCTGAAACCCTCAGACGAAATGATCGATACGATGGCGCAGGCGCTCAAACGCCAGGTCGCCTCGGAGGCGTGGCAGCAGGGCATAGGCATCCCCTATGCGTCCACCTGGATCAACCAACGCCGCTGGGAGGATGAGGTCAGGCCCCGCGCCCCGGCGGGCGGATCCGCCCCAAAGCGGGTGCTTGAGGAGAAAGGAGCGTATTACCTGTGATTCCTTCTGACCAATACACCATTGCCCAGGCTTCTGTACTGGGGTCTATGGTCATCGATGACCGATGCGCTCCCCGGGTGCTCCACCGGACCCGGGAGGAGGATTACATAGCCGCCTATCGCACGGTATTCCGTTCAGCCAGCGGCCTCTTTGCCTCTGGCAAGCCCATCGACCCGACCACCCTTCTCTCCGCGCTTGGTCAGGATTACAGCCCGTTTCTCCGTGAGCTGATGGAGCTCACTCCGACGGCGGCCAACGTGGACGCTTACATCGACATCCTTCTGGAGGAATCCAAGCGAAACCGACTTATGGAGTGCGGTGAGCTGCTTGCCCAGCGGCCCGCCCTGGAGGATGGGGAGGCTATCGTGCAGCGGATCAACCGCATCCTGGGGGACAGGCCGGGTGTGCGGGTGGTCACCATGGCGGAGGGGGTCGAGGGCTTTTTCGCCCGCCAAAAGACGCAACCCAAATTTTTGCCCTGGGGCCTGGACAAGCTGGGCCGGACGCTGATGGTGGAGCAGGGCGGGGACTTCATCGTTCTGGGCGGCTATCCTTCCGCCGGGAAAACCGCCCTGTCGGTGCAAATGGCCTGGGAGCAGGCAAAGACGCTCCGGGTCGGCTACTTTTCCCTGGAGACCAGACCGGAAAAGCTCATCGACCGCGCCGTTGCCATGGCCACCGGGATTGACTTCGGACGGATCAAACGCCATCAGATGGACGCGGAGGACTGGGGAGCCTTCAGCGCCTCCGCCATTCCCCTGTCGGATCGGTCTCTGGACGTCATCCAGGCAGGAGGCATGACGGCTACTGAAATTCAGGCTATCTCACTGTCCGGGAAGTATGACGTGATTTATATCGACTATCTTCAGCTCATCCGGGGGGAAAGTCCCCGCATGCCTGAGTTTGAGCGGGTGACGGCGATCTCTCTGGCTCTTCATACCATGGCCCAGACAGCCGGGATCACCGTGATCGCCCTGTCGCAGCTGGTGCGCCCCGACCGAAGCGCAGGGGAGGAAAAGGCTCCGACGCTGCACTCTCTGAGGCAATCCGGCCAGATCGAACAGGATGCCGACGCCGTTTTGCTCCTTTACAAGACCAGCCCCGACCCCAGCGAGAGTGAGCGGACGCTGAAAATCGCAAAGAACAAGGAAGGCGAATCCGGAGGCCTCCTCGCTCTGGACTTTGACGGCGCGACCCAGCGTTTTTCCCAGGTAGAGAGCGCGCCCAGCGCAAGCGACGTGGCGGGACGCCTGTCTCGTGCCGGTCGGGCGGTGAAGCGGGCCAACCAGGCAAAACAAACGGACATGTTCTCCGATCTGGCGCCGGATACCGAGCTGCCCCCGGAGTTCAAGGAGGGAAGTCAATGACAATAGAACAGATTGCCATTCTTCGGGCTGACATGCGCCGTCATCAACGGCTAGCCATGGCCTGCGAGGAGGCGTGCATACGAGAACATCATGAGGCCATCGCGGAGGCTCTCGCCGAGGCTGTCGAATGCCTTGAAAATCCAACTCGCCTTGTTCGTTTTGTGCTCATCGGCGGCGGCCCGGGCGGTATTGCCCAGGGCGATGGCGGAAGTGGCGGGAATGGCTGTTCGCCCGAGTTCGACATGGGCCAATATGATCTTCACGCAATCTCTGTCGCTTGCACAAGAGCGGCTGAAAGAGAAAGGAAGGTGGACGAATGCAGATCGGTGATAAAGTGCGATTTATCCCAAGCGCCTTCACCGGGTAGAGTTGCCCCATCCCAGAAAAGGGAAAGAAGCTCCCGCCGCCGCGGGAAGTAACCGGAACGGTGATCCGCATCAATGAAGCCCACCGGCATTACACAGTCGCCTATGAGGTGAACGGGTACCACCTCACAGAGAGTTTTAAATTCTGAGAAAAGGAGCCAACACAATGAAGACTTTTGCCATCGTAAACATGAAGGGCGGCGTGGCCAAGACCACCACCGCCATCAACCTCGCCTATATCCTTGCCGCCGAGCATGGCCAGCGCGTTCCCGGCGGAGTATGAACGGCGCTCAGAGAATAATCAAAGAGAGTATTTGCGTAGTGATGTGACCGGAACGGTATTTTACATCAATCAGCCACATCGATACTATGCGGTAAAGTTCTCTCTCCATGGCTATACCCTGGTGGAATGCTTCAAATTTTGAGACAAGGAGGAAGTTGGATGGTGAGGACGCAGAGACGTTGGAGGCACGCACACCGGCTTTTGGACGCGCTGATCGCCCTCGGCTGCGTGGCGGCGATCCTGATCGCGTGGGCGGTGATCTATGAATTGGGCCGCGCGAGCGCCGCGGTGGAGCGGTCCAGGGCGGCTACCGCCGCCATTGAGGCGGCACACAGGCAGACGGTAGCCAGGATGGAATCTTTCCCTGTGCGGCCCAACTTGCCAGCCCGGGCGCAGATGGTGGAGGCGCCTGTTGTTCTGGAGCTTGCGGAGGCCCCCGACTTCTATCGGGAGGAAATCCCGTTGAGCCGAGAGCTTCAGTACGCCTTGCATTCCGCCTGTGAGGAGTTTAACGTCCCTTTTGCCCTCGCCCTTGGAGTGATGGAGCAGGAATCCCGCTTTCAGATGCTGACCGGAGACGGAGGGGCCAGCGTTGGCTATTTCCAGGTGCAGGAGCGCTGGTGGAGCTGGTTGATGGAAGAGATCGGGACAAGCGACCTCTCCGACCCGGCCCAGAACGTCCGCACCGGCTGCGCGGTGCTCGGTCATCTCCTGGGCGAGTACGGCGCGCAGCGGGACGCCCTCACCGCCTATAATACCGGGTCCCCTGGGACGAGCAGCTATGCGGAGGAGACCCTTGCCCGGGCGGATGCCTGGGAGGAGATTTTGCGACAAGGAAAGGAGTATTCTGATGGAACTCATGCAGACGCCGGAAACGCGGCGGGACATTGATGCTATTACTGGCGAGATTTTGGAACTTAAAACTCGCGCTGGCGAATCCATCCTGGCTATTGGCCAGCGGCTGATCGAGGCCAAGGCCCTGCTCCCCCACGGAGAGTGGCTCCCGTGGCTGGCCGAGAAAGTGGACTTCTCCGAACGCGCGGCGCAGCGATTCATGCGGTTGGCCCGGGAGTGGTCAAATCCGACAATGTTGTCGGATTTGGGGGCCAACAAGGCTTTAGCTATGCTCGCCCTGCCCGCTGAGGAGCGAGAGGAGTTTATCGCCGAGGCCCACGTGGTGGACGGCGAGGAAAAGTCTGTGAATAATATGTCGGTCCGCCAGCTAGAGCAGGCCATCCGGGAGCGGGACGAGGCCCGCATGGCGGCGGAGCAGGCTTCCGCCGAGCAGAAGGTGGCGGAGGCGTCCCGGGCCAAGATGGAAGAGGACATGAAGGCGCTGAAGGCTGCGTTTGACGGCGTCCAGTCCGGCCGCGACTTCGCGGAAAAGAAGGCTGCGGAGCTGGAGCAGGAGCTGGCCGACCTAAAGACCAGGCCCATCGACGTGGCGGTCATGGCAGTGGATCAGGCGGCTCTGGACAAGGCCCGGGCCGACGCCATCGCCGAGATGCAGGCCAAGGTGGACAAGGCCAACGAGGGCCGCGCCAAGGCTCTGGAGAAGGAGAAGGCGCTGAAGGCGCAGCTGTCTGATCTCGAGCTGCGCCTGAAGGAAGCTCAGACTCTTGGAAAGCGCGCCGAGATGGCAGGCGACAAGGACATCGCTGCCTTTGAGGTGCTGTTTAACCAAGCCCAGTCCGTCATCAACCAGATGCGGGGGCAGCTCATCGTGGCCCTAAAGAGCCGGGGATGGTGGTGGAACAGCCGCGTGGACGCGTGGAGCACCTACCTGCACAAGCTCGACCGGGAATGGGTAGGGACCATCAGCGAGCGATACGCCGCGTACCTGTAAGGAGGAGACGGAGATGAGTGTATTCGACCTGAGAAACGCCGTCTACTACCGGGGAGGCCCGGACAGACACGAGACCGTCAGGATAGACATTTTGATGCACTTTCGCACCTACAAGACCACGATGCTCTGTCCTGTTGCCCTTCTCGAGGCAGGCGTCAGGACATACGCCTGCGACAACCGCGATGACATCAAGCTCACCAACAGCCAATACCTCGCTGTCCTCCGCTTTGTGGAGGAGGAGCGGGTAAAGTGCAAAGGAACCGGGCGCAAGACCCTTGACGGCTGGCGTAAAAGCGGGCTCCCCACCATTGAGGACTACCTCGACCCCGGCGACACGGTGGACGATGAGCTGGTGGACTATTTCAGAAACGTCCTGCCGCCCCTTTGCGACCGCAGCAGCCTGTTTCAGGCTGGGGGGACGCACAGCACAGAGCAGGATGACGCCGGGCGCTGGCGGCCCACATTCCTGACCTTTAGCCGGAGCGACGGAGAATGGCGCTACGCTGGCGTTTGTTTCCCCGGAGAGGCCGTCAACCGTGTGACCTATAAATCACCCATCCAAAGGCAAATCGCCGCCACAGAGGCCGCCCTCGTGGCGAGGGGAGGCATCGCACCGGCGACGTAAGGAGAAGACCATGAAAAAGAAGTACAAAATCCTCGACCTCTTTTGCAAAGCGGGGGGGGGTGCTCTTGGTTACCACCTCGCCGGTTTTGAAGTGACTGGCGTGGATATAAACCCGCAGCCAAACTACCCGCACACATTTATCCAGAGCGATGCAATCGAGTTTCTGATGACGCAGGACCTCAGCGAGTATGACGCTATCCACGCATCGCCGCCATGTCAGGCGCACTCGAGGGCCATAGGGCTATCGCAGGCCAGAAACAACGGAGCCTACGGAGAGCACCGGGACTACATACCGCAGACCCGCGAGCTCTTGCGGAAAACGGGCAAACCCTACGTCATCGAGAATGTGGTGGGCGCTCCGCTCATCGACCCGATTTCCCTGAGCGGGACGCAGTTCAAAAACCTTTACACACAGCGCAAGCGCCTCTTTGAGAGCAACATCGAGCTCGTTCCGCCGGAGAAGAAACCTACGGCAAAAAAGACCCCGCCTGCCGGATGGGGATTTGGGCCGGATGGATTTATAGCGATATGCGGCTCCGGAGGAGTGGCCGGAATGAACAACCGGCAGATACCACTCTATTGGGGCTTCGCGCTCGGCGGCATCGACTGGATGACGCGGGAGGAGCTGGCGGAGGCCATACCGCCCGCATACACAGAGTTTATCGGAAAACAGATCATCGCCTACTTGAACGAAACGCGATGAGAGAGACCACGGAGGCACGGAATGAGCGGAGAATTGCACATCGACAACCAGCAGCTCCAATATATCGCCCGGATAAGCCACGGGAAGGACAGTATGAAGATGCTGGACGTCATTGTATCTCGCGGCCTTCGCCTCGACAGGATCACCACAACGGACGTATGGGCCACGGACACCATCCGGGGGGAGTACCCGGAGATGGTGAAATTCAAAGAGATGGCGGATGAGTACATCGGTTATGTTGATGCACTCGACCAGGTGGACGATTGGCTTTGTGGTTATCCATATGTGGTAGAATCCGACGAAGCCGAGCCTGTGAAGCATAGCCAATGGAAGTATTATTACAAGCAAGGAAAGGCTGTCTGCATGAATTGCAGTTTCGAGCGAAACCTTGATGACAATTTTGGTAGAGCGGTGAGTTGCCCCAACTGCGGAGCGAAGATGGATGAAGAGGAGGAATGCCATTGAAAGCCATTAAGCACATCACCGCAGGGCTCCTCCATATCGAGGTGATCGGGCAGGTGCCCGACCCAACGACATGGAGGGCCCGGTCGGGCCGAAGTCAGCCGACCTCAAAGGCCCAGGCCTTCTACAACCTGAAATCCTCGTGGCGGGAGCTGGAGCTGATGCTGGCGACCAACTTCGGGTCAAAGGATTCGGTGCTTACCCTGACCTATGATGATGAGCACCTGCCGCTGAGCAAGGCGGAGGCCGCGAAGCTGTTTCAAAAGTTTGTCGCCCGTCTGCGGGCGGCCCGCCGAAAACGACAGCAGGATCTCCTCTATATATACTGCATCGAGGGATTCCACGGGAAAAGCTATGATCCCATTTGGGGCGAGGACTGCGAGCTGGAGGACAGGCGATTTCACCACCATGTGGTCATTAACCGCACCGGCCCGGACGATCTGGAGGAGATCAGGAGCCTGTGGCCCTACGGCGGGTATGTCCGGGCCGAGCCGCTGGACGTACATTATTACAGGGAGCTCGCCAAGTACCTCACCAAGGAAGCCAGGGACTTTGGCCGGGGCAATCCCGGAGAGCGAACGTGGCGGGCGAGCCGCAATCTGAAAAAGTACACCGTGGAGTATATCGAGATCCCCAGCGACAGCGTTACACTGGCCGCTCCCAGCGGCGCGGTGGACTACACATCCTTCCATGATAAAAATCCATACGGCTTTGCTGACTGCATTGGGGCGAGGTATCTGATCTTCCCGTCCGCGCCCAGGCCGGAGCTGACCTACACCGTCGGGCGGCCCAGGCCAAAGCCGAAACTCTAATAATTTTTAACCTTGAAACAAGTCTTAATAATTCACGACACACTGTAGAAAAGAGGCTGAACGTATTGCAAAACAAGGGAAAATGTGCTATTATAGTCACGGAGGCGGGGCGTGTTCAGTGCCCGGTATGCAAGGCTCTGACTACCCTGAAAGTCACCAGAGCAACCAGCGGCGAGAACGTGATCGCCTACTGCCGCAGGTGCAAGACCGAAACGCTCGTGAATATCGACCATGGCCAGTGCTCCTGTAGCCCGTGCTGATGATCCCGATGGGGGAGAATCAGGGCGGGCTTTTTGTTTTGCCCGGAAATACGTGATATGGCCAGTGCTCTTGTAGCCCGTGCTGATGCCTGAGATGGCATTGGCGTGGGCTTTTTTGTTTGCCTGGAGGTGATAGCCCAGGCGCAGGGAGGTAACGCGATGGATTACAAATCGGGCCGCTGGCTGGCCCTGCGGGAGCGGGCGCTCAAGCGGGACGGCTATCGCTGCCGGGAGTGCCGACGCTACGGCCGGGCGACCCAGGCAAGCACGGCGCATCACGCCTGGCCGGCGGAGGACTACCCGCAGTATGCGTGGACGCTCTGGAATTTGATCGCCCTTTGCTCCTCGTGCCATAACGCGATGCACGACCGGGACACGCGGGAGCTGACCGAGCTAGGGGAACGGTGGAGGAGGCGGACCCCTCCCCCCTCCCTCTAGGGGGTACTTTAGTACCCCCTAGGGACCGGCGAGGGACAAGTCTTTCCAATAGAGCGCGCCCCCCGGAAGTTTTTCGGCGGGGAAATCGGGAAAGGAGGCGGGCGCATGGCGGCCCCGGCTACAACTAAAGCGACCATCAAAAAGCAGACCGTCGCCGAGATGGAAAAACTCGGGGTTTACCGGCCGGAATATGACCGGATCGTGGACATTTACGCCGGGCTCTGGGAGCAGTACCACCGGTTGATGGCGGAGTACGACCAGGCTGGCCGCTATGCCTACTCCGTGGACACCGGTGCCGGAGGCGAAAAGAAGTCCCCTCTGGTCGCCACCATTGAGGCCCTGCGCCGGGACATCCTGGCCTACTCCGACCGGCTGATGCTCAATCCCAAGGCCGAGCGGGACGGGAGGCCGGCCGCGCCGCAGAAGTCCAAGTTGGAGGCGCTGCTGAATGAGCGCTAAGAAGCCCAAGCCGGCCTTTGTGAACTACGCGGAGGTCATGGAGTACGTCCGCTCCATTGTGGACGGCCGCAAGCCCGCCTGCCCGGAGACGCTTCAGGTCTGCCAGCGCTTCCTCCGGGATCTGGAGGATCCCCGCTGGGACTTCGACCCGACGGACGCCGAATTCTGCATCCGCATCATCGAAAAGACCTTCGTCCATGCCCAGGGCGAGGCTCTGGACGGGACCCCCATGCGGGGCAGACCCTTCCTCCTTCAGCCCTTCCACAAATTCATCGTCTACAACCTGGTGGGATTCTTCCAGGCCGAGACGAGGATCCGCCGCTTCCATGAGGCCGTGATCTTTATCCCGCGCAAGAACGTCAAGACCAGCTTTATCGCGGCCCTGGCATGGGCCCTCTCTCTCCTCTCCCGGCGCAGCGGCAGCAAGTGCTACATCGTCGCCGCCTCCCTCAAACAGGCGCTGGAGAGCTTCGATTTCATCAACTTCAACCTGCGGGAGATGGGGGAGGCCAGGAACTTCCGAATCATCGATAACAACCAGGAACACAGCGTATCCGGCAGCGTGGGCGGCGGCAGCCTCTTTATCCAGGCCCTGGCGGCCACCCCGGACAACCAGGACTCCCTCAACTGCAACATCGGAATCGCGGATGAGGCGCATGCCTACAAGAGCCCCAAGCAATACAAGATCATACTGGACGCCCAGAAGGCCTATTCAAACCGCTTGATGGTGGCCATCTCCACCGCCGGCGACCGGCAGAACAGCTATTTCTTCCGCCGGCTCCAATATTGCCGCAAGGTGCTGGACGGGCTGGTGCTCGATGAGCAGTTGTTCATCTTCATGGCCTGCGCCCCCCAGGATCCGGAGACCGGCGAGGTGGACTATCTCAATCCCTTGGTCCATGAGATGGCAAACCCCAGCTACGGGGTGACCATCCGTCCGGCGGACATCATGGCGGAGGCTATCCAGGCACAGAATGACCCCCAGATGCGCAAGGAGTTCTTCGCCAAGTCCCTCAATGTCTATGTGTCGGCCATGAAGGCCTACTTCAGGATCGAGGAGTTCCGGGCCAGCGACGCCATGTACAACTGGACGCTGGAGGAGCTGGCGAAGCTCCCCATCCGCTGGTACGGCGGCGCGGACCTGTCCAAGCTGCACGACCTCACGGCCGCCGCCCTCTACGGCACGCTGGAGAACTACAGACGTTCAGACGGGGAGATCGTAGATGTGGATATCATCATTCCCCACGCCTGGTTCCCCGTGGTGGCGGCCGCCATCAAGGCGGACGAGGACAACATCCCCCTGTTCGGCTGGGAGGAGGACGGCTGGCTCACCATGAGCAACTCCGCCACGGTCAACCACATGGAGGTGGTGGACTGGTTTAAGACCATGCGGCGCTCCGGCTTCAAGATCCGCGAGGTGGGCCATGACCGCAAGTTCTGCGCGGAGTACGTGGTGGGCATGAAGAAGGCCCAGTTCCGGGTGGTGGATCAGCCTCAGTTCTTCTGGAAGAAGTCCCAGGGCTTCCGGCACATCGAAAAGAAGGCCAAAAACAAATGTCTGTATTACATGCATTCCGAGGCCTTTGAATACTGCATCCAGAACGTCCACGCCATCGAAAAGACGGATGACATGGTCCAGTACGAGAAGATCGAGGACAACACCAGGATCGACATCTTCGACGCCGCCGTGTTCGCGGCGGTGCGTAAGCTGGAGAATCTGGAAAGGGAAGAAAAAGCAAAGGGGTGGAATCAGTAATGGCAAAAAAGCGAAAAGGCGGCAACAAGGTGAGAGACTCCTCCGGCGGCTCCTCCGCCTCCGTCGCCTTCCTCCTCAGCGACGCCGGGCATGACACGCTCTGCATCCCCGGCTATACCAGACTGAGCGAGAATCCCGAGGTGCTCATGGCGGTCAACAAGATCGCCAGCCTGATCGGGAGCATGACTATCCATCTGATGGCCAACAGCGACGGCGGCGATGTGCGCATCAAGAACGAGCTGTCCCGCAAGCTGGACATCACGCCCAACCGCTACATGACCCGGATGACCCTGATGTCCTACATCGTCCGCACCCTCCTTCTGGACGGCGGCGGAAACGCGGTGGTCATCCCCCGCACCCAGCGCGGCTATCTGGAGGACCTGGTCCCCGTCCCCGCCTCCCGGGTGAGCTTTGTCCCCGAGGATAACGGCATGGGCTACCGGGTGCGCGTGGGCGGGCAGGAGCATGATCCGGGCAGCCTGCTCCATTTCGTCCTCAATCCCGACCCGGAACATCCCTGGAAGGGCTCCGGCTATCGGGTGGCCCTGAAGGACGTGGTGCGCAATCTGAAGCAGGCCGCAGCCACCAGACAGGGCTTTCTGAGCGACAAGTGGAAGCCCTCCATCATCATCCGGGTGGACTCCTATGCCGAGGAGCTGGCCTCTGAGGCGGGCCGTGATGAGCTGCTGCGCAAGTACATCGCAAACAGTGAGGCGGGCAAGCCATGGCTCATCCCCGGCGACGGCTTCCAGGTGGAACAGGTCAAACCCCTCTCCCTCAGCGACCTGGCCATCAACGACGGTGTGACCCTGGACAAAAAGACGGTGGCCGCCATCCTGGGCGTCCCTCCCTACGTGGTGGGCGCCGGCGGCTTTGTCCGGGATGAGTGGAACGCCTTCATCAACCATACGGTGCTCCCTATCGTGCGGGGCATCGAGCAGGAACTGACCCGCAAGCTGCTCATCTCCGACGGCATGTTCTTCCGGCTCAATCCCTGGGCGCTGTACGCCTACGACATCCAGACACTTGCCTCCATCGGCAGCGAGCTCTATGTCCGGGGCGTCGTGACCGGAAATGAGGTGCGCGACTGGATCGGCCAGGGCCCGAAGGAGGGGCTGGACGAGCTGGTCATCCTGGAGAACTTCATCCCGGCCTCCATGATCGGAGACCAGATGAAGCTCAACCAACCGCAGAATAACCGGCAGCCGCCGGACGGGACAGGAGGTGAGACTTGATGGATAGACCCATGGAACGGCGCACCATGGTGTGCCGCCCCACGGAGTTCCGGGCGCTGGAGGAGAACGGCGAACGCTATATCGAGGGCTATTTCGCTGTGTTCAACAGCAACTATGAAATTCGCCCCGGCATCACCGAGAGCGTCGCACCCGGCGCCTTCTCCGCCGCCCTGAGCGGCGACGTCCGCGCCCTGACCAACCACGACACGACCCTTGTTCTGGGCCGCAACCGGGCCGGGACACTGGAGCTGCGGGAGGACAGCGTGGGCCTGTGGGGGCGCATCCGCCTCAATCCCCAGGACGGCGACGCCATGAATCTCTACGCCCGGGTGCAGCGGGGCGATGTGGACCAGTGCTCCTTCGGCTTTGACATTGGGGAGGAGACCGTGGAGTTCCGGGAGGACGGCTCCGCCCACTGGACCATCCTCCGGGTGAATCCGCTGTATGAGGTCACAGTGGCCACCTTCCCCGCCTATCAGGAGACCTCCGTGGCGGCCCGGGCCGCCGAGACCGAGACCGCGCGCAAACGGACGCTGGATACCTGGCGCGCCGAGATGAAACGAAAAATCAAAAAGGAGTGATCAATCCCCATGGCACTGAAAGCATTGCTGCTGAGAAAGAAGATCGACGACAAGCGGAAGGCCCTGGACGAGCTGCGCAGCAAGGCTCCCGACTTCGCCGCCCGTGAGGCGGAGCTGGAGGCCGCCATCAATGAAGCCTCCACAGAGGAGGACAAGCAGGCGGTGGAGCAGCTGGTGGGCGAGTTCGAGACCGAGCGCGCCGCCCACGAGGAGCAGGAGACCGCCCTCACCCAGGAGATCGACCATCTGGAGCAGGAGCTGACTGAGGAGGAAGCCCGCTCCGCCAAGCCCCCCGCCGGCGGCCAGCCCGCCGAGAACAACGCCGCCCACGGCGAAAGAAAGGATGTATTCACCATGAGCATGAACACCCGCGGCTTCCTCGATATGGACGCCGCCCGCCGCGACGCCTTCCTTGCCCGGGAGGAGGTCAAGACCTTCCTCCAGCGCGTGCGCGAGATCGGCAAGGAGAAGCGCGCCGTCTCGGGCGCTGAGCTGACCATCCCCACCGTCGTCCTCGAGCTGCTCCGGGAGAATATCAGTCGGTATTCCAAGCTGATCTCCTACGTCAACCTCCGCTCCGTCCCCGGCTCCGCCCGCCAGACCATCATGGGCACCATCCCCGAGGCGGTCTGGACTGAGGCCTGCGCCAAGCTGAACGAGCTGGATATCTCCTTCGGCCAGGTGGAGGTGGACGGCTACAAGGTGGGCGGCTTCATCGCCATTTGCAACGCCACCCTGGAGGACAGCGACCTCAATCTGGCCTCCGAGCTGATGGACGCCCTGGGCCAGGCCATCGGCTACGCGGTGGACAAGGCCATCGTCTACGGCACCGGCGTCAAGATGCCCATGGGCATTGTGACCCGCCTGGCCCAGACCGAGCAGCCCCCCGACTGGGGCTCCAACGCCCCCACTTGGAAAGACTTGTCCTCCGCCAATGTCATCACCATCACCGGCAAGACGGGCGCCGATTTGTTCAAGGCCATCATCCTGGCCGCCGGCAAGGCCCAGAGCACCTACAGCCGCGGGGACAAGGTGTGGATCATGAACGAGTCCACCAAGGCCTCCCTGGTGGCGGAGGGCATGTCCTTCAACTCCGCCGCCGCTATCGTCTCCGGCGTGGACAACAAAATGCCCGTGGCAGGCGGCGACATCGTCACCTTGGACTTCATCCCCGATGGTGATATCGTGTTCGGTTATCCCCTGCTCTACCTGCTGGCCCAGCGGGCCTCCTCCACCGTGGCCTCCAGCGAACACGTCCGCTTCCTCGAGGATCAGACCGTGTTCAAGGGCACCGCCCGCTATGACGGCATGCCCGTCATCGGCGAGGCCTTCGCCGTGATGAACATCAACGGCGTCGCCCCCACCACCAGCGTGTCCTTTGCTCTCGACAAGGAAAACCCTTAACCGCGTCCCTGGCATCGCTGGGGCTTGGGACGCTGATCCTGACGCCATCCTTTGACCCTGAGATCACGGCGTACACCGCCAGCACCACCAATCAGAGCAATGTGATCACCGCCACGGGGCATGACGGCGCCGCCGTCTCCATTCTGGTGAATGGCGCGCCCCACAGCAACGGATCGCCTTGCTCCTGGACCACGGGGGCCAACCAAGTGGCTGTGACCGCTTCCAACGGGAGCGGAGCCAGGACCTACCATATCACCGTGACCAAGGAGGGATAAGGGGTGGCAGACATGACATCCATGCTGACCCTGCTCAAGCAGGACCTCCAGCGCACCGGGGTCATCCCCGGTGAAGATGAGTACCTTCAGCACACGCTCCAGGCCGCCCTGAGCAGCCTGGAGCGCCAGGGTATCCGGGAGGAGACCTCCGCGGACTGGATACAGACCGCCGTGGGTACCGCCGCCTGGATTTACCGCAAGCGCATCAACGGCGAGGCCGAGCCGCAGTACCTGCGGCGGATGCGGATGGATCTTCTCATGAGCCAGAAAGCGCGGGTGACTTCCGATGTTACATGACGCGGGATGGGCGGAGTTTTTCCACCTTGTGCGGGATGAGACCGCTCCCCCGCCCCAGAAGGCGGAGCCGGTCAAGTTTGCGGAACAGCCCTTCGGGCGGCTCACCGTGGGCGTGACCCGCTACTATCAGGCCGCCGCGGTCAGTCAGCGCATCGATCTCTACATCGAGGTGTGGCGGGACGACCGCGTCACCGTGCGGGACGTGTGCAAGATCGGCGAGCAGTTCTACCTCATTCGCCAGGTGACCCCCACGGTGGACGCGGACGGATTGCTGGTGACCCGGCTCTCTCTGGAGGCTACCGACGGCAACGTGTGGGAGGTGCGGGATGGCGAATGATTTCAAGACCGGCATGGACCAGCTGGGCGCCACCGTCCGCTCCATGCTGGAGGACTACCGGGAGGAGGTGACGAGCGCCGTCTCCGACGCGATCCTGGAAACCGGCAAGCGCGCCCTGAAAACCGTGCGGGAAAAATCCCCCAAGGACCGGGGCGATTATGCCAAGGGATGGCGGATGGCCAAGTCAGAAACCGGCCTGCTGGCCCGTCAGACTTCCGTCACCATCTATAACGCAAAGCTGCCTGGTCTGACCCACCTGCTGGAAAAAGGCCACCAGAAGGCCGGAGGCGGCCGCGTGGAGGGTATCCCGCATATCAGCATCGCCGAAGAGGAAGCAATCGCGCTGCTTCCAAAGCTGGCGGAGCAGAAGATCGGGGAGGTGACGGGAAGGTGACTTATGCGGAGCTTTTTGACATCCTCTCCCTCTCCGGTATCCCCTTCGCTTTTCATCACTGGGAGGCCCCGCCTGATCCGCCCTATGGCGTCTACTACGACAATGGGACCTCCAACATGTTCGCGGACGATCAGGTGTTCCTCAGCATCCGGGATCTCACTCTGGAGCTCTATCTCCCCCAGCGGGATGAGGAGACCGAATCCCGGTTTGAGGCCCTGCTGGACGCCGGCGGCCTCCCCTGGGAAAAGACCGTTACTTACGTTGAATCCCTTCGACTCTATCAAATTTCTTATGAAACTGAGGTGTATTAAATGGCAGGCAAGCCCAAAGTGAAATTCGGTTTGAAAAACGTCTACTACGCCATGCTCACCACCAACGCCGACACCGGCGCGGTGGAGTTCGGCACCCCCAAGCACATCCCCGGCGCGGTCAACATGTCCCTGGCCCCCCAGGGCGAGACCGAGACCTTCTACGCGGATGACGTGGCCTATTACGTCACTGTGGCCAACAACGGCTATCAGGGTGACCTGGAGATGGCCCTCATCCCCGATGAGTTCCGCCAGGACGTCCTGGGCGAGACGCTGGATGAGACCGACCAGGTCCTTGTGGAAAACTCCATGACGGAGAGCAAGGCATTTGCTCTCCTCTATGAGGTGAGCACCGACCAGACCCCCACCCGCCGCCTCTTCTTCAGTTGCACGGCGGCCCGCCCCACCGAGGGCTCCGGTACGGTCAGCAACACCAAGACCCCCCAGACCGAGAGCCTTTCCCTCACCGTCTCCCCCCTGGCCGACGGCAAGGTGAAGGCCAAGACCACCCCCACCACCCCCGAGGCCGTGTACAACGCCTGGTTTACCCAGGTGTGGCAGCCCGGGGCCACCGCGGGGGCGTAAGCCATGGAGACCACCATCCACATTGACGGCCGGGACGTGAAGTTCCGGGCCACGGCGGCCGTTCCGAGGCTCTACCGCATCAAGTTCCGCCGGGACATCATGCAGGATATGACCGCCGTGAAAAGGGCGCTGGAGCGCAAGGCCAAGGACGGCGACGACATTCCCCTCGAGGCGCTGGAGATGTTTGAATCCATGGCCTACATCATGGCCAAGCACGCTGACCCCGAGCTTCCCGCCGACAGTCCGGAGGAATGGCTGGAGAGCTTCAGCATGCTCTCCATCTATCAGGTGTTCCCCGTGATCCAGGCCCTCTGGGCCGGCAACAACGAGAGCCTCGTGGAGGCCAAAAAAAAACTGGAAGCATCGACCGGGAGGTAACCACTCCTCTTCTCCTTCTGCGGGCCGTCCAGCTGGGGATCTCCATCCGGGACTTAGACCTGCTCACCATCGGTATGATCAATGATATGTACGCGGAGTCGGCAAACGACGATCTGGAGTACCCCACGCTGGCGACCCAGGAGGACATCGACCGCATGCTGTAAGGAGGCGAACTATGGCAAGCAATCGAATCAAGGGCATCACCATCGAGATCGGCGGCGACACCAAAAAACTGGATAAGGCGTTGTCCGGTACCAATAAACAGCTGAACGACACCCAGAAAAACCTCAAGGATGTGGAGCGGCTTCTTAAAATGGACCCGGGCAACACGGAGCTGCTCGCCCAGAAGCAGCGGCTTTTGAGCGACGCGGTGGCCGGCACGTCCCAGAAGCTGAACACCCTGAGAGAAGCGGCCAAGACCGCCGACGACGCCCTGGCCCGGGGCAAGGGCTATGAAGAAAAGTACCGACCCCTGAAGGAAGAGCTGGACAGCACCTCCGCCGCGCTGGCTGAGCTGCGGGACGCGCAGAGCCGCATGGAGGCCGATCTGGCCTCCGGGAAAATCTCCGCCGAGGCCTATGAGGCCTATCAGGCGGAAGTGGAAGAAACTGAGCAAAAACTGAACGACCTGAAGGCCGCCCAAAAGTCACTGGAAGCGGAGTTCGCAGGCGCGAAGCTGAATCAGGATCAGTATGACGCCCTCCAGAGGGAGATCATCGAGACGGAGCTGGCGCTGAAGGACGCCGAGGACGCCATGGAGGACTTTACTTCCGCCAGCTCAAAATTCAGCAGCGCGGTTTCCGGAATCTCCTCCAAGGCTGGCTCCTTTGCCAACGCGACCAAAGGCATTTCTACCGCCGCGGCCGGCCTCATCTCGGCGGCAACGGCTACGGTGCCGGCCACTGAGGAACTCCGGACATCACTCTCCATCCTGGACAACAATGCGGAAGAGGCAGGCCTTAGCGTGGATTACGTGAGAAAAATGTTCGGCAATCTGACCGCTGTTACCAATGACACCGGCAGCAGTGTGGAGGCCATTTCCAACCTTTTGCAGTCAGGCCTCGGCTACTCCAATCTCCAGCGGGCGCTTGAAAATCTCACCGGCGCGTATCTTCGTTTCCCCGATACCATGAAGGTCGAATCCTTGGCCGACAGCCTTCAGGAAACGCTGGCCACCGGCCAGGCGGTTGGGCAGTATGCAGAGCTTTTGGAACGACTGGGCGTGAATGTAGAGGCATTTAATAACGTGTTGAGCATTATGCCCGATGAATTGGCGGCGCAAAACTTCGCATTAGACACCCTGGCAAAGGAGGGCCTTGCCGAAACCTATCAAAGCTGGGGCCAGAACAACCAGGCCCTGCTGGACAGTCGGCAGGCAACGATGGATATGCAGCTCGCGTTGGCTGACCTCGCTGTCACCCTGACTCCCGTGATCACGGCCATCACAGAATTCGCGTCCGCCCTTCTTGCAAAGTTCAATGAACTCCCCGCAGGAACTCAGAGCGCTGTCGGCGGCATCGTGGCGGCATTTGCCGCGCTCAGCCCAGTGATGTCCGCTATCTCCGGGCTGACCGGAATAATCGGGAAAATCCCGGGTCTTGTCAGTTCTATCGGCGGGGCATTCAGCGGAGCTCTGCCCGCGCTAGCCTCTTTCTTTACCGGCCCGGCCGGGATCATTGCCCTTGCGATCGCCGCAGTCGGCGGCCTGGTCGCGCTCTACGAGACCAATGAGGACTTCCGAAATGCGCTGGAATCCTTCGATGAATGGCTGACCGGCGTTTTCTCGCGGGACTGGACGGAATCCTTTGGCGCTATGGGCCATGTGGTCAACGCCTTCTTCACCAGTGTGGAGAACATCTACAACAACGGGATCAAGCAGATACTTGGCGGAATCGTCGATCTGGTCGCAGGAGTATTCACCGGAGACTGGAAGCGCGCCTGGGAGGGCGTGGTCAGCATCTTCGAGGGGGTATTCAGCACACTGATCTCCGTCGTCAAATACCCCATCAATGGGGTCATCGGGGCCATTAACTTCCTGATCGAAGCGGTCACCTCCGCGATAAACCGAGTGGTCGGGCTGGTGAACAGCCTGTCCTTCCAGGTGCCGGACTGGGTCCCGGGAATTGGCGGCGAGGACTTTGGCTTCAATCTTCCCACGGTAACGGCGCCGACCATCCCATACCTCGCCCAGGGCACGGTGACGCGACCCAACAGTCCCTATCTGGCCGTCGTGGGCGATAATCCCACCGAGCCGGAGATCATTTCCCCCTACTCGACCATCAAGCGGGCGGCCGCGGAGGGGCTCGCTGAGATGGGCTACAGCTTGGGCGGGGGCGGCACGGTGGACGTGACCCTTCTGATCGACGGCGCGGTGCTCGCGCGAAAGGCCGTTCCGTACTTCAACCGGGAATACACCAGACGGGGAAACGGTCTTGTCCGGTAACGAAAGGAGCCGAGCCAAATGAAGCACATCACCATGGACAACGTGACCTATCGCGTCCGGTGCAGGTATCAGACGCTCTCTCAGTCCTTCCGCATTGTGGACGGGCCGAACGCGGGGGACATGATGTCCGGTCGGCGGGAGCGCGACCTGATCGGCACCTACTACGATTATTCCCTCTCAGTGGAGCCGGATCCCTCCGCGCCGGAGGACTATAACCAATTCTTCCAGGCTATCTCCGCGCCTGTGCCCAGCCATACCATCACACTCCCCGACGGGGACGGCGCTCTCACCTTCCAGGCAATGGTATACGACGGATCTCACACCTACCGGGGCCGCACGGGCGGCTCGGCCCGCTGGACGGGGCTTGAGGTCACCTTTACCGCCCTCCGGCCCCAGCGCACTCCGGAGGTCTCCTTATGAGCGCCTATATCAAGTACAACGGGCGGGTCTTCACCGGGGATGATATCCGAAGCGGAAACCTTTACTTAAGCGAATCCCTCCCCGCCGGCGAGCTGGAGGTTGATTCTCTGAGCGTCATTGTTCAGGACACATCCACCATCCCGCACCTGCTCGCCGCCGACAACCTGGTCGTCGCTGCGGATGGACTTCCCCTTTCCCCTCGCACTCCCCTCCACGGGCTGGACTATTACGGAAAGTATGGGCAGCGGGTCGATTATTTCCACCAAGGGGAACGGCTGGCGGCCATGTACCTGACGGACATAGTCCGAGTATCCCGGTATGAATATCAGCTCCACTGCGTGTCCGCAATCGGTCTTCTCCTGACCTCCGACCATTATGGCGGTATCTATGCCGGCGAAACGGCGGCGGAGGTGATATCGGACGTCATTGGAGGCATTGTCCCCTATACCATCGACGCCACACTGGGGGCTACGCCTCTTTACGGCTGGCTTCCCAAGGCGGTGCGTCGAGATAACCTGCTCAACATTCTATTCGCTATCGGCGGGCTGATCCGAAAAGACACCAGCGGTGAGATTTCCATCATCCCCCAAACCGCCGGAGTCCCCTATGCGCTCACCACCGATGAAATCTATCTGGGTGGGAGCGTGACCGATGGAAACCCGGCCACAGGAATTTCCGTAACCGAGCACACCTATCTCCCCCTTACTTCCGATAAGGAAATCATCCTGTTCAACGGTGAGGCGGCGGCAGCCCCACTCACATCCCCAAAGGGGAAAACGCTGAACGGGTTTCTCATCCTGTTTGACGAGCCCATTCACGATCTCAGAATATCCAACAGCACCATCTTGGAGAGTGGGGCGAATTATGCTGTGATCTCGCAGTCGCCCGCCGCGACGCTTGCCGGGCAGCCGTACACCCACATCACCAGAGTCATTGCTCGGGATGTCGTATCCGGCGTCACCCCAAATATCATCAGCAGCGAGGACTGCGGGCTGGTCAATCTCCTCAACTCTGAGCTGGTGGCAGATCGGCTCCAAGCTTATTACAGTTCCACCAGTGTGATCTCCGCCGATTTTCTGGTCGGGAATCAAAAACCAGGGGACGCAGTAATCTTCCTAGATCCCTTCGGCGATGAGACCACCGGATATATTGGGAATATGGACATTGACCTTTCCATGGCTCTGCGCGCTCAAGCTCAGATTGTCCGGGGCTATGTGCCCGCAGCCTCCGGGAATTTCTATACCAAGATGGTTGTCATCTCCCAGTCCGGCACATGGACCGTCCCCTCCGACTGCAAGGGGAAGATCCGGATCGTCCTGATCGGAGGCGGGAATGGCGGCAGCGCGGGAGAAAAGGGGCAAAACGGCGAGGCCGGCGTAGTCCCATCATCCATCGGCACGCCTCCAAACTACGGCGCCCCGGGAAAAGGATCTCCCGGAGGCCAGGGAGGCGCACCGGGGAAGGTCTATATCACCACATTGGACGTATCCGCCGGGCAGACGCTCTCCGCCGTGATCGGCGCTGGTGGAGCGGGCGCGGTGTTTGGGGGCGTCCCCGGACTTGGAGGCGATACCACCCTGGGCGGGGTCTCTTCCTCCCTCGGAGCAAGACCGGAAATCGGCTATATGCCGCTTCTGGGGAATAGCATGTATGCAGTCCCTGGCGAGACCGGCATAGCTGGAGCTGACGCGCCAAAAAACGGAGAAACTTCTACGCTTAGTTATGGCGGCAACTCCTGGTCCAGTGGGGCGCAGGGGAAGTACACCGTCTATTCCGACTACTCCGAAATCGTCGGCTGGGGAGGCCTCCCGGGAGGCCCCTCCGTGGAGGCAAACGGCGGGGATGGTCAGGATGCCTATTATGACTTCCCGTTGAGCGGCGGTGTCGCTGTCTCCGGCGGTGCAGGCGGCGCGGGCGGATCTCCAGGGAAGCGGCCCGCAGCCATAATCCCAGGCGCGGGAGGCCACGGCGGCCACGGCGGCGGCGGAGGCGGCGGCGGTGGTGGCGCCAATGCATTAGGAGATTACGCTGGCAGTATATATTGGTACGCCGGCCCCGGAGGCGCGGGGGGAGCCGGAGGCGCGGGCGGCGATGGCGCGCCGGGAATCATTCTGATTTACTACTAAGGAGGCTCACGGTATGGCGACAACAAAGGAAATTCTGGTCCATGGGATCCCAACCAAGGTCACAGAGTTTGACCACACCGCCCAGGAGATCGACGACGCGGTGACAGCGGTGCAGGGCGCGCCGGAGACGTTGGGTGCCGCCCCTGCGGGGTTTGGGTATGGAGATGTATCCGTTGCTCTTGATGCGGGTGCCGACGAAACCGAAGAGAATGAAATTCTTACAAACCTTTTCAACAATCTACCAGTCGGTAAGACGATACAGTTTCGTAAATTCCTAGCATCGCCGTGGAATGGGATGGGATATGCGGCATGTGAAATGTATAATACAACTGGTGGCGGATATGGCGGCGTTGAGGCTTCGATTTATGGAGTGCATTTC